AACGCCGCGAGTGCGGCTTTGTTCGATGACTACGGACAAATAGACCAAAGTAAAATAAACGCAGCTAAAGAAAAGGCGGCAGAGAAATTTGCAATTAAAAGAGAAAAGATTGCACAAATGTCTGAACAGTTAGCACTTAATGTTGGTAACGCTACAGCAATATATAAAGATGTAGGCACAGACACAGATAAAGATTTCATGGATGTTAACATGGCGTTTACTAAAGATATGTTGTCATTTAACAGACAAGAAAACGAAGCTTATGCTTCTTATGCAAATACAATTAACAATCTTCCAGTTCCAGTAGAACCTAGCAACATGGCATTAGCAATTAATGTAGCAAGTGCAGGTACAGAATACGCAGGAAATGAAGATAGAAAGTTTTTTAAAGGATAAAGCATGGCATATAAATCACAATACGTACCAATTCGTTATCAATCAACTTCAACCGGTAGACCTAGAGAAGCTAAAGATAGTGAGTTAAATCAAATTTCTAATGCGCTAAAAAACTTTAATAAATCTTTTTCTGTATTTACTGAAAACTATAAAACAGAACAACAAAACGAAGCACAAGATGTTTTTGATAATTTAAAAGCACAAGGCATTACTGACCCAGATAAAATCAAAAAATTAATTGATAACAATGACCCTAGAGTAGCTAATTTAAAAGGACATTATGCTAAAGCAGTAATAGATTCTAATTTTGGTTTAGCACACGCTATTGAAGATTTTAATAGCATTGAAACAAAAGTAGCAAACATAACTGCAGGTGATGAAACTGGTGAAGCTATGGCTAATCTAGATGTAGATAGTTTGTTTCAATCAGTTAATGAAAATGGTGAGCCTACAGGAAATCCTTTAAGAAATTTAGACACACAAACTAAATCGTACACTAGAGCATACACTGACTCTATGAACCAAATGAGATTAAAGTTAGATGAAAAAGTTTCTGTAGCAAAAGGTTTGTTAATGAACAAACAAACAAACGATGCTGCGTTTTTAATGATAGGTAAAGCATGGGAACAAAACAAAGGTGACGGTTTAAAAGATTTAAGATTTGATAAAGTAGTTAACGAAAAGTTTGTAAACAAAAATGATTATGACAAAAATGTACTTAATTATTTAGAACAAAGAGCAACATTAATTGCTAACGGTATTGTAGGCGACCCTTCAGAATTTAAACAAAC